AGATTTTAACACTAAACTTTATACTGGTAATGGTTCAACAGGTCATGCAATTACAGGAGTAGGTTTTCAGCCAGATTTAGTTTGGTTAAAAAATAGAGATGTAGATGATGGTCATATTTGGACAGATGCAGTTAGAGGTGCGCCAAAATCACTTGCTTCTCATGGTACTTTTGCTGAAGCTAATAATTCTGAAAATACTCAATCTTTAAACTCTGATGGATTTACTGTTGGTAATAATAATGGTGTAAATAGAAATAATAGTAACTTCGCATCATGGAACTGGTTAGCAAATGGAGCAGGTTCAGCAAATACAGATGGTTCAATAAACTCAACTGTTAGTGTTAATACTACAGCGGGATTTAGTATTGTGTCTTATACAGGCACAGGATCAAATGCCACTGTGGGTCATGGGTTAGGGGTAGCACCAAAACTTTTAATATTAAAAAGTAGAACAAGAAGTGATGGAGCATGGACAGTAGGAAGTGATATGTTAGGTTGGACTAAATTTTTATATTTAAATGATACTTCGTCAGAACAAACATTCAATCTATATCAAAATACAGCACCTACTTCTTCTGTTTTTTATTTAAGTGGAGATGGTGGTGTCAATCAAAGTGGTGGTAGTATGATAGGATATGCTTTTGCAGAGAAAACTGGTTACAGCAAGTTTGGTTTTTATACTGGTAATGGAAATGCAGATGGCACATTTGTTTACACAGGATTTAAACCTGCGTTTGTTATGATTAAAAATTCTACAAATGCTGGTTTAATGTGGAACATAAGGGATAATAAAAGAGAAACTTTTAATCCTAATGATACAATTTTATATCCTAATAGTAATGAGGTGGAAAATGCACATGGAAGTAATGATGTTGATTGGCTTTCTAATGGATTTAAAATGAGAAGCACAAATGGTCATACCAATGGGAGTTATTCTGGTAACAAATACATCTACATGGCATTTGGTCAATCAATAGTAGGTTCAAACAACGTACCATGTACAGCGAGGTAACCTCGCATGTACTTCGGTGCTACACCCTTTTCAGCATCAGCCTTTTCAGATGTAGGCTTTAATCCTAACGCTTTTGTAAGTTTACAAGGCGTAAGAATAAATGTTGGTGCTGGCAACTCCACAATTATAGGTAAAGCTAACGTATCTGTAACAGGTAATAGAGCAAACATATCTACAGGTAATGTAACAGTTGTTGGTAAAGCAAAAGAAATACTTGTAGGTAATGCTTTAGATATAGCTGTCGGTAATGCTCAAGCATCCATTCCTAAAAATGTTCCGGTAACCGGTAATGAGTTTGATTTAGCAAAAGGTAGTGTAACTATAAAAGCTAATTCTGTACCACCAATAGTTGGTAATAGATTAAATATTGCAACAGGTAATGTAACTATTATTGGTAAATGTAACTTATCTGTTACAGGTAATAGAGTTAACGTAACACTAGGAAACGCTGTAGCTAAAGCAAATGCAACAGCTATTGTAAGCGGTAACAGATTAAACATATCTACGTCAGATGTTACAATTGTTGCAAAAGCTTTGGCTTTACCTACAGGTAATGGTTTTAAAGTAGGCACATCTGATATAACTATTAGACAGTGGGATCAAGTTCCTACTAATGCAACACAAGTTTGGACGGAGCTATAATATGTTTTTTGGAGCAACACCTTTCGCATCAACTACATTTTCTGGTGTAGGTATACAAAATGTTACTGTACTAGTTAATGGAAAAAGAGTAAATATAGCGGTCGGTAATTCAGAAGTTGACTTTGGAGTTAACGTTACTGGCAAGAGATTTAACCTTGCAATAGGCACTATTTCTGTGGTATCTTGGAACCCGATAGATCCAAATGCAGGGCAAACGTGGGTACCAATTGATCCACTAAACCCATAAGGAGAATAAATGGCATCAACATTTTCGAGTAATTTAAAACTAGAATTAATAACTACAGGTGAGAAATCAGGTACTTGGGGCACTATAACTAATACTAATTTACAACAATTAGAGCAAGCAGCTTCTGGGTATATATCAATTGATGTAGCATCCTCTAACCAAACACTAACAATTAGTAATGGTGCTGTATCTAATGGTAAAAATTTATATTTAAAACTTACGGGAACTTTAGCTGCAAATAGAACAGTAACTGTGCCAGATACTGTAGAAAGAATTTATGTTGTAGAAGATGCAACAAGTAGAACTACAAATAATTATACATTAACAATCAAAACAGCTTCAGAAGGCACAGGTCAAGTATTACCTGTAGCTTCAACAACTTTAATTTATTCTGATGGGACTAATGTTAAAATAGGTCTTAGAAGAAAAGGATACATTACAACAACAGGAACGTATACAGCTGTTGCAGATGATCAAGTATTAGTAGATACAAGTTCATCATCTGTAACTGTAAATTTACCTGCATCACCATCTATAGGTAACGAAGTACACTTTATAGATAGCAAAAACTTTTTCGGATCAAACAATTTAACTGTTGGCAGAAACGGTTCTAATATTTTGGGTGCGGCCTCTAATTTAACAGTATCAACGAATGGTTCAGCGTTTACTTTGGTATATGTTAATGCAACAAGAGGCTGGGCATACAAAACTAAAATATAGGGGCTGACAGATGGCTCTAATAGAGTTTAAATTTAAACCAGGCATAGACAAACAGCAAACAGAAGCAGGTGCAGAAAACCGTTGGGTAGATTCTGACAATGTAAGATTTAGATATGGTCTTCCAGAAAAAGTTGGTGGTTGGTCTTCTTTAACTACAGACACTATTGTTGGTGTAGCTAGGAAACAACATGCTTTTGTCGATAACGATGGTAACCGGTACGTGGCTCTTGGAACAGATAAGTTTTTACTTATATACTTTGAAGGTCAACTGTATGATGTAACACCTCTTAAACCAACATTAACAGGTGCAACTATTGCTACAACTAATGGTTCACCTACTTGTACAATTACAAAAACATCACATGGAATACTTACAGGAGATATAGTTCAATTAGATTCTGTAACTCTACCTGCAGGAACAGGATTTAATAATAGTGACTTTGAAGATAAAAATTTTCAAGTCATAAGTCATACAACAAATACATTTACAATTAATCAAGCTAGCAATGCAACAGGAACAGTATCAGCAGGCGGTAGTTTAAGTATTAAACCTTATGAGCCTGTGGGACCAAGAGAACAAACATATGGTTATGGTTGGGGTATGGACCCTTGGGGTAATGGTAATTGGGGTGAAGCAGCCTCTGCATCAGACGTAACTCTTGAACCTGGACTATGGTCACTAAGTAATTTTGGAGAAGTATTAGTTGCAACAATATTAAATGGTAAAACTTTTACATGGAACTCAGGTATTACTGCAAGATTAACAACACGTGCTTCTTCATCTACGACAAATTTTGAAACTACAAGTAACCCTACAGCATCTAGAGTTACATTAGTATCACCAACAACTAGACACTTAATTCACCTTGGAACAGAAACAATTATAGGTGATCCAACCAAACAAGATGATATGTTCATAAGATTTTCTGATCAAGAAAATATAAATGTATATTCACCTACTGCAATTAACACAGCAGGTACACAGAGATTACAAGATGGAACTAAGATCATCGGCGCAATAAAAGCAAAAGAGGTTATACTTATATGGACAGATAATGCTTTGTATACAATGAAGTTTATAGGTGCACCTTTTACATTTGCTGTTGAACAAGTGGGCACCAACTGTGGATTGATAGGACAGAATGCTGTCGTTGAAATAGATGGTGCCGCTTTCTGGTTGAGTCCTAAAGGTTTCTTTCTATACGATGGTACAGTTAAATCTATACCTTGCACTGTAGAAGATTTTGTATTTGATAATTTTGATACTACAAAAGGTCAACAGGTTTCTGCGGGTCTTAATAATCTATTTACAGAAATAACTTGGTACTATCCATCTTCTACTTCAGACTATAATGATAAATACGTTGTATTTAATTTTGGTGAATCTTCAGGTGTACCAGGTGGTGTTTGGTATACAGGAACAGAAGCAAGAACAAGTTGGATGGATGCAACTACATACCCTAATCCATACGCAACAAAGTATGATGCAAACTCTAGTGGTACATTTCCTATTATTGTTGGTCAATCGGGACTTGGACAAACAACATATTTTGAACACGAGGTAGGTACAGATCAAGTAAATCCAAACGGTACAACTACAACAGTTACATCTTTTATTGAGTCTTATGATATTGATTTAGAAACTAGACAAAGAAATGCTAAGGGACAAGCATCAGGACCTAAAGTTGCAGGAGAAACATTCTTGGCAGTTAGAAGATTTATACCTGATTTTAAAACGTTACAGGGTAATTCTAAGATAAGTTTAAATGTAAAACGATACCCACAACAAGCATCTACAACTTCTACCTACAGTCCATTTACAGTTAACGCTAATACAATTAAAAAAGACACAAGAGCAAGAGGTAGGTTTGTAAATATAAAAGTAGAAAATACTGACCCAAGTGAGTCATGGAGATT